TTAATACTGCAATTACTGCTACAGCAATTGACACCGATGGAACTCTAGCGGTTCTCGGTGCTACTACTCTCTCAAATACGCTTTCAGTCACCGGCCTGACTACTGCTTCCGGTAATTTAAATACACCAACAGCAAATGCTTCTGTGGCCGTGAATGTTGGTGCCAATGTTAACTTGTCGACGACACGAATCAATGTTGGCAACTCGACAGTTAATACGTCTATTACTGCTACATCTATTGATACCGATGGAACTCTAGCAGTCCTTGGTGCTGCTACTTTGTCAAACACTCTTAGTGTGACTGGACTGGCATCTCTGAATGGTGCGCTAAATACTACAACAGCAAACGCTTCAGTTGCATTGAATGTTGGTGCAAACGTTAATCTTACTACGTCTAGATTTAACGTTGGTAACTCAACGGTTAATACGTTCATTACATCCACTGCTATTGAAACAGACGGCACGCTCACGGTTCTTGGAGCAACATCACTAGCAAACACGCTTGGTGTAACCGGCGCTGCTACGCTTTCAAATACTCTTGGTGTATCTGGAGCTACGACCCTTTCTAGCACTCTTGGTGTGACTGGAGCTGCAACGCTTTCGAATACAATTGCAGTAACTGGTGCAGCTACGCTTTCAAATACATTGAACGTAACTGGTCTATCAACACTAGGTCTTCTGAATGCGACAACTGCTAACGTAACTACACTGAATGTTGGTGCTAATGTTAATCTGTCGACGACACGAATCAATGTTGGCAACTCGACTGTTAATACATTCATCACTTCGACTGCAATTGAAACTGATGGCACGCTCACGGTTCTTGGAGCAACATCATTAGCGAATACTCTTGCAGTTACTGGCGCGACAACACTTTCGAACACGATTACAGTTACCGGTGCGGCTAACGTACTTAGCACCTTTGGTGTTGGCGGTGCCACATCTCTGGCTGGATCTCTTACCGTTGGCGGTGTTACTACACTTCAAAACGAATATGTAATCGACGTGGCAGCAAATGCTGACATTGGTTCTACTGTTGGTCCTGTACTTGTTTACAGATTCCCGAAAGCAACATATTCTTCGGCGAAGTTTGAAGTCCAAGTAAAAAATGGCAATACACAACTTTCGGAACTGGTTCTTGCTCATGACGGCGGACTCAATGCTTTTGTGACTGTGTATGGTACTGTTGCTTCAAACGGTGGCGCTTCTCCACTCGGAACATTTACTGCAAATACTGATACTGCGAATGTGAATCTCTATCTCGTTCAGACTGTTGCAAACTCGGCCGTGAAGGTCGTAGCTCATCTAATTAAGTAAGGTTGACATGGCAAATACTCCATTTAAAACAGACAACGGACTCTTAGTAACAGGCGGTGATTCACTCTTTCAGGCAAATGTTGCTGTTAATGCACACGCAACAGTAAACCAGACTTTAACTGTTAACGGGTCAGTTACTCTTAATTCAGCGGTATCGGTAAATGGTAACATCAATGTTTCTGGTGATGTGATTCCGAATGCAAATGGAAGATTTCTTGGGAATACCACAAGAACTTTTGATGTATATTCAAATAATATTACTGTAGCAAATTCTATTATCGTTGCTAATTCGGCGTCGATTAATCTAAGAGCCGGTTCTGGTATTGTTGCAAATGCTATCGGTTTCAGCGTTAACGCTTCTTCTATTTCCAACGGCATCTTGAATATTGCTCAAGGTGGTACCAACGCAGCGACTAGATCGGCCGGCCTTAACAATCTGCTACCAGCACAAAATGCAGCAGTTATCGGATATATTCTAAAAACAAATGGAACAGATGCAGAATGGTCGGCCGGTGCCGGTCCTACTGGTCCAACAGGATTTACAGGGTCGCAAGGTTCAATTGGATTTACCGGATCCGCCGGTCCAATTGGATTTACCGGATCTGCTGGTACAAATGGTACAGCAGGTCCGACTGGTCCAACAGGATTTACAGGATCACAGGGTGCCCAAGGATCACAAGGGCCGATCGGTTTCACTGGATCTGCTGGTACTAATGGATCGAATGGTGCAACAGGACCGACAGGTCCACAAGGTCCAATCGGATTTACTGGATCTCGTGGTGATGTAGGCTTTACTGGATCGCAGGGCGCAACTGGTTCAACAGGACCGACTGGTCCTCAAGGAACTACTGGATTCACTGGATCGCAAGGCGTTGCCGGATCTACAGGACCGACAGGTCCTCAAGGTCCAATCGGATTTACTGGATCACAAGGTGCCCAAGGCCCAACAGGCGCGCAAGGACCAATTGGATTTACTGGGTCTCAAGGACCACAAGGTTCAACTGGTCCAACCGGCCCGCAAGGAACTACAGGATTTACTGGTAGCCAAGGTTCAACTGGTCCAACAGGTCCTACCGGACCAACTGGACCACAAGGAATAACAGGACCAACTGGTCCTCAAGGTCCAATCGGATTTACAGGTAGCCAGGGTGCAACAGGTCCTACTGGCCCAACTGGACCTCAGGGAACTACTGGTTTTACTGGATCTGTAGGAGCCCAAGGACCAATCGGATTCACAGGATCTCAGGGTACTACTGGCTTTACTGGTAGTCAGGGCTCTACCGGTCCTACTGGACCTACTGGTCCGACAGGCCCACAAGGTCCGCAGGGTACAACCGGTTTTACTGGATCAAAAGGTGATCCTGCGGCCGCAGCCGCCCCAATTATTCGCCATGTAACTACTGGTTATACAAACGGTGGGCAAGTCTTTGTTCAAGGTTCGCAGCCAACAGCCTCTAACCAAGGCGACATTTGGATTCAAATCTAATGGCAATGCACATTTGGAATGGGTCTGCATGGAAAGCAGTAAATAAAGACGGCGGAAACGTTTCTGACCGTGGACTTGTTGTATGGAATGGATCTTCTTGGGTAAACGCCGCAAATGCTAAAGTATGGAATGGATCTACCTGGAAAGGTTTTCTTGATAATGTAACTCTGAATGATGATGCAGTTACATATAGTACTGGTAATATTGTTGCAACAGTGCAATGGGTAGTTCATGCCGTTAGTGGTTATATTCAATACACTAATAACGCCGGAAATACTATCGATCAATATCTCTGGTGTGCAAATTCAGACAACACTGGACAATATGAAGTACGAGTAAATCTTCAAACAGGATCTTTTGATGGTGGATCGGACGTAACAGGAACTTGGTTATCTTGCTCTTCTACTCGTACGTGGAGCGTCACCGATACTCGTACGTGGAGCGTCACCGATAGTATTGGCGGGACCTCTGCAACATTCAATGCTCAAATAAGACATGCGATTACTCAAGAAGTTTTGGCTGATAATCTTGTAACCATGGATGCATACGCAACACCATAATACTTAAGAGAAGAAGATGGCAATTAAAGCTAATTTAGTTATCGATCAAGGAACAACATTTCAAACGTCAATTAACGTCACTGATGACAATGAAGTAGCGGTTGATCTTACAAATTATTCAGCAAATGCACAAATGCGTAAGTATTATACGTCTCTAACGTCTTATGCTTTTACAACTTCTATTTCTCCGACTCTTGGTATTGTTACATTATCCATGAATGCAAATACGACTGGATCGATTGCTCCAGGCCGATACATGTATGATTGTGAGCTCACCGATCCGAATGGCGCAATTACTCGTCTTGTAGAAGGTATTGTGACTGTCACTCCAGGAGTTACAAGATGACTTTCAATGTAAAAGTCAATCCGAATCCAGAAACAAAAATAATAGCCAAGGTCACAACTGACCAAGGCTACTTAAGTCCTAAATCTATCACTGTTAAAAATCAGTTACGTGAATATCAAAATCGAAGATCTGCCGAATGTTGACGAAATAGATGTTGACAGCGGTTCAACATTAGTATTTAATGCTAATACTAACAAGTATGAAGTAAAACCTTTAGATATTACTAATGTTGTTGGTATTATTGATGGGGGCGAGTTCTAGTAAAGTGGTAGTCGCCATCCACTCCTAGACTGCTTCCACAGAACATTCCATCTCCTACCATCTCAAACCCGATAGTCTTCAGATAATCAATCACTTCCTGTGCCTTTGGTGCACCGAAGTTATAATCCTTGTGCTGCAACTCAAGAATGAGATGGTTGACTGTTTTGAGTGTTTCAGTAGCACCCTTTAATGCAGCTAACTCAGCACCCTGAATATCCATCTTGATCATGTCTGGCTTCGGCAAGCCCATTGACCAGACAATATTATCTAGCGTCTCAGTTTTTCTCTTGACTTTCTTTTCTTCAGGAAAGAGTTCGTCAGCTAAAGGAGATAGTTGATTGTTTTCCTTATAAAGCGAGTTGCCGCCTGGGTGTTCTAAATTTTCATAGAACTCAACTTCTTCTTCCTTGTCACTCAATAGACACCCGGCAACCCATCGATCGATTCCTACGCTAGCATACAGCTCTGCAACTTCATCCATGGCTTCAATAGGAATAATTTTGGTGTTTGGCCATACACCCTTGGCTTTATTTGTCCAGTGAAGCACACACGCACCGATGTCATAAATTACTTTCGGTTCGATTTGTTGCTTGTACTTCATGTCCCACAGATAGTCAACATGATCCTGTGGAAGTAATGGTTGATTGTAAAGATCTCTCAAACGCTGTTGAACCGGATTGATCTTTGGCAATTCTACATGCATAGTTGTCGAACCAATATGACCGCATAGAATCGATGGATCACACCAAATAGAATATCCAGCTCTTGTAACCTTTTTACAAAAGTCGTTGTCTTCACTGATCGTATTATTATGATCAAGAGCCGGATGATATTCGAATTGTGGATATCCAATTCGAGCAAGGACAGCGTTCTTTACAAGAACACAACCGAACCCGCAACCACCAATTTGAACTAATGACTTTCCATGAAGATCTTCAATCTTCATTCTTCTTTGGTTCAAATCATAAATTTCGATATGTTGTTCCGGAAGGCGTTGTCGATAAATGCCAGACACCATATCGACGTCATGCGCTAGCATTTTCTTGAGCGTATCAGGAGCAAATGTGACGTCATGGTCTACTGCAAACAAATAATCAAATCCGCGTACAACCCAATCTGCGATCAGGTTACGAACCTGATCTACTCGATAACCATAGAAAGTCTGAAAGGTTGTTTCATACCCTTCAGGGATCTCCAAGTCATAGATGGATTTAAATGTGTCTGCTTCAATATAACGAGCAGTTGGAATTGCAATTAGAATCTTTTTCACAGAGGCCTCAAATCATATTGTCCAAGAGTAAACGGTGAATTATTTAGAACATGTGCAGCTGTCTTGTTCTGTTCTTCTGCATTGACTTTATAATCATTTAATGGATTAGCATCATTGTAGTGATATACTACTTCCGGAACGCAGACAACACCTTCAGGATCAGCAGTTTCGATCATAGCATAGAAAACTGCTGTATCGCCACCGGCCTTTAGCCAATTGCCATCTTCATCGCGGAATGCATAATTACCTTTTAGGTGTAGGTAATTATGCATGAGGTAAGCTTTAAACGTACGCAGATGAGTATATGGCATATTCCAATTAAATTTATACTCACGATAAGCCTTATTAGCCTTGACCTCAGGCGGATATTCCTGCGCAATTAATGGAATATTATCACATACAGACCAACAAGATCCGTAAGTGAACTGAGCTCCTTCGTTGTAGAGATTGTTGTACTTATGGAATAGATTCGGATCGTTGATCAGCCAATCATCTCCATCAAGTAGCATGACGATATCGTGACCACATTCTTTTTCGATAGTGTTCACTTGATTCCAGACGGCCCCAAGATTTTCTTTGTTTTTATGAAGAACAAAGTTGTATCGAATATCCTCTGGTAAAGAGTCGATATACTCTTGTGCTACTTGCACCGTATTGTCAGTAGAGCAATCATCGATGATATGCATCACATAGTTCTGATAGTCTTGCTGTGCTACTGATTCAATACACTTTACAATGTAATTCTCTGCATTATAGACCGGTGTAATAACTGAAATTGGCCAAAAAGGACTTTGATGTGTTTCACGCATCTCTTCTTTATTCAAGAATCGGCGGTTGAATACTCTACGAACTTTGTCGTTGATCTTGGTTACCTTGCGGTATTCATCGATTGGTAAGTACTTACCGAGTTTATGGTAAAGATGCTGCTTCCATTGCAGAGCAACAGTATCCCACGTACAAATATCCTTGATCTGATTGCAGGCATACATCTTCTGTTGATGAAGATACGGAGTATTATATGCCTCTACAACCTTGTCAACAAAGAGATTAACTTGTGATTCTTGGTTTAACCATTGCATAGCCCAGTTTGGTTCAACAGGATACTTGATCTTCCATGATGCAAGATCGATAGCAGTTTCCTCAAGAGCACCAAACTGACATGTAATCAGCGGTACGTTATGGGCCAGAGCTTCGAGTGTAGAGATACCAAACGTCTCTGGGAATCCAGCAGGATAGATCATATAACTGGCTTTGCGCAGGATATCAGAGATCTCTTGCTGAGTAATCACGCCCGTGAAGTGAATATCCTTGCCGTGCTGGAGCGCTAGTTCAGTCCAATCCTTCTGTTGCTGGTCAGGACCTGCTGCTTCACGGAACTTATAGTATCCGCCAATGATCTTGAGCTTTGCGTCTGGAATACGACGCTTGACTTCCGGCCAAATCTGCTTGACAAGAGGAACCATGCCCTTGGTCACAGAGGCATTGAACACGAAGAGATTCGGATCTTTCTCACGAATATCAATCCAACCAGGATTCATATTCCCGATACCATTGCGCGTCATGAAGATATGGTTCTTTAGGACGTCGTAGTTACGACGGAATCCATGATCACAATGCGTGACATAGCCGGTATGCCAGTCAGTGAGCGTAAAGATCTCTTGCAGTTTACCGATATTAATCAAATATTCGATCTGATCATCGCCTTCACAGAATGTATCATGCATCCAGAGGCAGACGTGCTTTGCATTAGCAACAACTAACCAACCATCTGAAATAGGTTTAACTGATCGCGATACAATAACTACATCGAAGACGGATGTGTTTAAATGTGCATTTTGGATAGGTGTATAAACTACACCATCATATATACCATGCTTTGAATCGTCTGACGTACAATCATTAAAGACTGTGACATCGAATCCAATCTTAGCGAGTTCTTGGGACATGCGAATGACGGCCGATTCGGATCCTCCAAGACCTCTCTTCGAGAGTGTGGATCCATCATAGGTCAGGCCGAGTGTATCGATAAAAGCAATCTTCATCATGTTTCCATTATAAATAGTTTTTGAATAAAGTACACACTAAATAGTGTGGCTATAAGATATATATCCACTCCCGGGAGCCATATGGCAAATACCTTACCTATTGTCCATAAAAGGACATTTGTATCTGGGCGTCTCCCAGAAGTAGCTAATACAGCAAACACCCGTTATATTTATCCAGGTGAGTTGCTATATGGACCTAATTTTGTATTGAATGCAAACTACGAATTGCATAGAGAGAATAAGGACAATCATCAATACCCTATTGATGGATGGTATTGGTTCAATAGCAGAGAAGAGGCTACTAGCTTTTTTAATTACACTGAACTGACAGGATAACATGAGCATAGTATACACATCTACTAATACTTCTTCTCAGACAATCGATACATTCGATTTGCCGACAGAAAAGACTAT